GTCGACCCCGACGATTGCGCAGACCGCTGACGCCGCGGTGAAGAAGTTCACCGGCGGGATCGTGCCGTTGCGGCAGACTCGCGAGGATCTGCAGTACACCGAGGCGCAGATCGAGCGCATGGAAGCCGACGACGAGAAGAAGGCCGCCAGCGACCCGCTCGCCGAGCTGGTGCGCCAGGGCGGGCCGCCCGCTCCGCAGCCCGAGCCGGCGCCGCTTCCCGTCGGGACGTAGCCGGTGTCGGCCCGCGAGGTCGCTATTCGGCACGCCCGTGAGCGCGCACGCCTCTCCGCCCGACTGCGCCGTCAGGCACGTGAGGCGTGGCGGCGGGTGGATTCGTCCAGGATCCCGGAGTCGTGGGCCGCGCAGCTGCCCCAGCTACTGGTTTCCCTGATGGCCGGCCAGCGGGCCGCCGCCTCGACCGCCGATGACTACCTGGACGCCCAGAAGCTTCCCGAAGCGGGTACCCACGTGAACCCGGACGCTTTCTCCGGTGTCGCCTCGGACGGCCGGGACCTTGCGACGCTGTTCGCCCTGCCCGGCATCATCACGCTGAAGGCGATCGCCGACGGACACCCGCTCCAGCGGGCGATGGCCGCCGGCGGCGCGCTGGCTGAGCTGGCCGCGCACACCCAGATCGCCGACGCGGGCCGGATCGCGGACCTGACCGGCATGGTGGGCCGCGGCTCGCCGGGCTACGTCCGTATGGTCGTCGGTGCGACGTGCTCCCGGTGCATCGTGCTGGCGGGCCGCTGGTACCGCTGGAACGCCTCCTTTGACCGGCATCCGAAGTGCGACTGCATCGGCGTGCCGTCGTCGGAGAATGTGGCCGGTGATCTGAGTACCGACCCGAAGAAGATCTTCGCGTCGATGAGCGCGGCCGAGCAGGACAAGGTCTTCACCCAGGCCGGCGCCCAGGCGATCCGCGACGGCGCCGACATCAACCAGGTCGTCAACGCCCGACGCGGCGCCGCCGGCCTCTCCCCCGCGGGGGCGCGGCTGACCGCCGACGAGGTGAAGCTGCTGCGCGGCGGCCGCGACGTCGGCCACCTCGAGACCCGCGACGTCTTCGGCCACGACCTGTTCGTCACGACCGAGGGCGCCACGACCCGCGGCCTGGCCGGCCAGCGTCTCGGCGCGAAGGTCGACGGCGTCAAGAACGGCGGCCGCTACCGCTCGGCGAAGGCCCCCCGGCTGATGCCCGAGTCGATCTACCAGATCGCCGGCTCGGACCGCGCCGAAGCGATCCGGCTGCTCAAGCGGTTCGGCTACATCATCTGACCTGGCGCGATGCCGGGTCATCTGCACGAGAGGTCGCGATGACCGCACCAGTCCAGGACCCCATCGATCCGACCGTCGACGCTCCCGATCCGAAGCCCGCGGGCGATCCGCCGGCCGATCCGAAGCCCGACGCCGACCAGCTCGGCGAGGCCGGCAAGAAGGCCCTCGCCGCCGAGCGCGAACAGCGCAAGGCCGCCGAGAAGGAGCTGGCGAAGTACCGCAAGGCCGACGCCGACAAGGCGGACGCCGACAAGACCGAGGCCGAGAAGCGTGCCGCCGCCGACGCGCGCGCGGACGCCGCCGAGTTGCGCGCGACGCGCCTCGAGGTGGCTCACGAGAAGGGCCTCACCCCCGCCCAGGCCAAGCGTCTGGTCGGTTCGACCCGCGAGGAACTCGAGGCGGACGCCGACGAGGTCCTGCGGGACTTCCCCGTCACCCCGGCGACCACGGGGCCGAAACCCCCGAAGCCGGACCCGTCACAGGGCGCCAAGGGCGAGACGAAGACCCGAGCGAAAACACTCACCGAGGCCATCGCGGCGGCTCGCAAGCCGGCGACTGGCTGAGCCACAACTGGAGTAGGACATGCCGATCACCCTCGCGCAGGCAGCGGTGAACACCCTCAACGATGTCGACTTCCAGGTGATCGACAACCTCCGTCGATACTCCTGGCTGTGGGACAACGTCCCGTTCGACGACTCGGTCTCCCCGGGCAGCTCGGGCGCGACCCTGACCTACGGCTACACCCGGCTGATCACCCCGGCCGCCGCGGGCTTCCGCGCCATCAACTCCGAGTACACCCCCGGTCAGGCGACTCGTCAGCGGTTCACCGTGGACCTCAAGCCGATGGGTGGCGCGTACACCCTGGACCGGGTGCTGGCCAACCTGGGTCCGCAGCAGACCAACGAGATCGCGTTCCAGTTGACCCAGCTGACCATCTCGTCGATCATCCGGTTCCAGCAGGAGCTGATCCTCGGCGACACCGCCGTGGACGCGAACGGCTTCGACGGCCTGAGCAAGGCGCTGACCGGCACGGTCACCGAGAAGACCGCCGGCTACGTGGCGGGCTCGGCGGACTGGAAGGCCGCGACGATCGCCGGCAACCTGGCGACCGCGAACACCCGCCTCGACGAGCTGGACGACTTCCTGTCCCTGATCGTCCCGTCGCACACCGGCTCCGGCGACCTGTCGGTTCCCGGCGCGATCCCGCCCGGCGTGAAGGCGATCCTGGGCAACACCAAGCTGATCGCCCGGCTGCGGTCGATCGTGCGGACCTCCGGGTCGTACACGAACACCAAGGACGAGCTCGGCCGCCAGGTCGAGCAGTACAACGGCTGGAACCTGGTCGACATCGGCGACCGGCAGGACGGCTCCGCGCCGATCATCCCGATCGCGACGACCACCACCGACCTGTACGCGGTCGCGTTCGGCATGGACGCGTTCCACGGCGTCCTGGCCGCGGGCGTGCCGATGGTGCAGACCTGGCTGCCCGACTTCGCGCACGCGGGCGCGGTCAAGTCCGGCGAGCTGGAGATCGGGCCGCTGGCCATGACCCTGAAGAACACCAAGGCGGCCGGCGTTCTGCGGTCGATCACGGTGCAGTGACATGGCCCAGTTCCTGGTATCCACCCCGGTTCCGGGCTTCACCGGCGACGTCGGCAAGGTGCGCTTCACCGACGGGGTCGCCCTGATCGACGACGAGACGGACGCGGCGGCCCTGGCCTACTGCCGCGCCGCCGGCTACACCGTCGAGGACCCGGCCGAGCCCGCCGCCGAGCCGGAGCCCGAAGCCGATCCGGCCGCACAGCCGAAGAAGTCCGCCAGCACCGAGGCGTGGCGCACGTGGGCCGTCGAGCACGGCGGCATGGAGGCCGACGAGGCCGCGACCCTTTCCCGTGACCAGCTCGTCGAGCGGTTCACCAGCACTGAGGAGCCCCCAGCATGAGCGAGCTCGGCCTTTTCACCGGCAACACCCGCGACGCCCTGGCGCCGTGGGACGCGGCCCTGCCGGCCAGCGTGTCCACCTTCTACCGGGCGACCCTGCCCCGCCTCGGCCTGTACGACAGCGCCTCGGACACCGGCCACGTGGCCCTCGCGACGGGCGTGATGACGGCCGTGGCGGTCAAGCTGGTCGCCGGCGACGTCATCACCAACGTCAACTTCGTGACCGGCGCGACAGCGGGCGGCACGATCACCGACTCGTGGGCGGCGCTGTACGGCCCGGGCGCGACCGCGGCGACGCAGTTGCTGCTCGCCCAGTCGACCACCACCGGCGCCGGTGCGCTGGCGGCGAACACCGCCATCACGAAGCCGCTGACGGCGGCGTACACGGTCCCCACCACCGGCATCTACTACGTCGGCATCTCGGTCACCGCGACCACCGTGCCGACACTGCTCGGCAACGTCGTGGCTCCGATCGTGGCCACCGGCGAGCGGCTGCTGTCGAAGGCGGCTGGCGCGACCCTGACCACCACCGCGCCGGCCAACCTCGGCGTCTCCGCGGCCGCGCGCGAGTTCGCCCCCTACGTCGTCCTCAACTGATGGCCATGGATCCGGCCGACATCGAGAACCGCTTTGCCTTCCACGCTGCGACGACGGAAGAGAAGCGTGACGCGCACACCAGCGTGCGGCAGAGCTGCCGGACGCTGGCTGACTTCCTGAACGACAAGTTGCCCGACGGCCGCGAAAAGAGCCTGGCCATCACCAAGCTCGAAGAGGTCATGTTCTGGGGCAACGCCGCTCTCGCCCGCCCGTGAACTGCGCAATAGGGAGGCGAGGCCGACATGGCTGACCAGCTGGCAACACCGTCGGACCTCGCCTCCCTGCTGCAGCAGGACGTCGACACGGCGACCGCGACGCTCGTCGTCGAGGCATGCACGGCGGTCGTCCAGGCGGCCGCCGACGGGCAACGGATCATCCAGGTCGTCGCCGACATGGACACGGTCATCGGGACGACCGAGCGATGGCTGCGGCTGCCGCAATGGCCGGTCACCGCGGTCTCGGCGGTCACCCTCGACGGGGTCACGCTCGCCGCCGGCGCGCCCGGCTCGGGCTTGTCGACGTACCGGCTGGTCGGTAACCGGCTCTGGCGCGGCCAGGGCTGGCAGACGTACTGCGGTGAGCCGTCCACGGTCGGCTTCACGTACACCCACGGCTACGCGACCGGCCGGCAGGAGTTGCAGCTCGGCCGTGGCTCCGTGCTTTCGCTGGGCCGGGGCCTGTTCGACAACCCGTCCGGCGCGGCCAGCGAGAAGATCGACGACTACGCGGTCACCTACGCCGCCGCTGAGGCTGCGCTGGAAGCGTCGCCTGCGCTGAAGCGGGCTATCCGCAAGCAGTACGGCCCAAGGGCCCGCATGGTCCGCATCGCCTGAGCGGGGGACGCCATGACCGCGCCATCCCTGCGCTCGCTGGGCACGGTCGTCAAGACCACCACCGCGACCCCGAGCTTCGCGGCTCCGGCCGGTGCGGTCTCGACCGACGTGATCGTGATCGGGTTCTTCTGCGACGACGGCCGCCGCACGGTGACCGCGGTCCCGACCGGCTTCACGATCGGCACGGACCTGCCGCAGACCAACGACGTGACGGCCGGCTCCCCGTCCCATTCGCTGCTGGTCTACACCGGCCGGTTCTCTGCGGTCGGTGCCGGGCCGTACGCGTTCACGATCTCCGCCTCGGTCTTCATCGAGGGCCGCAGCGCCGCCATCCAGGACTGCATCACCTCGGGCAGCCCGCTGGAAGCGGCCGACGGCAACACCTCGAGCAACACGAACGTCACCACCGCGCCGTCCGTCTCCGCGACATCGCTGGGCACCGACCGGTACGCGTTCTACGTCGCGACGAACTGGAACGGCGGGGCGTGGACCCCCGCCTCCGGCTTCGCCGAGCAGTGGGACGCCGACGACGAGATCTGCACGTTCGACGACAAGACCTTGGCGACCGCGCAGACGGTGACGCCGCAGGCCGTGTGCGCGGCCTCGAACCGGTCGAACGCCTGGGTAGGGATCTTCCTGCCCGTCGGCAGCTCGACCGTCAATGGCACCGCCACCATTGCCGGCGCCGGCGCCGTCTCGGCCTCCGCCACCCAGCAGGCCACATCAGCCCCCGCGGGTGCGGGCGCGGTCAGCGCGCTGGCCCGGCAATCGGCGATTGCCTCACCGGCCGGAGCGGGCGCCCTGACGGCCCCGGTCGTCCAGCAGGCCACGGCTAGTCCGGCCGGCGCCGGATCGTTGACGGCCAGCAACGGCGGCACGATCACCGGCACTGCGTCGATCGCGGGCGCGGGCAGCCTCACGGCGACCGCTGTCCAGCGCGCTACAGCAACCATCGCGGCCGCCGGCTCGGCCTCGGCCGCGGTCACCCAGGCGGCCGGCTCGTCGATTGCCGGTGCGGGTGCCCTGTCCGCAACGGTCACCCAGCGCGCGACGGCCGCCCTGGCCGGCACCGGCGCCGTCTCCGCCTCCGGCCGAAACACCGGCTCGGCCGCCCTGGCCGGCGCCGGCTCGCTCACGGCCGCCGCCCGGCAGCAGGCCCCGGCCGCACTGGCCGGTTCAGGCTCGGTCGTCGCGATCGGCCAGGTCGTCATCGCCGGTACGGCGAACCTTGTCGGCGCCGGCGTGCTGGCCGCCTCGAACGGATCCCGGATCACCCCGCGGCCGTTCACCGGCGTCACCGCCCGGCCGTCCAGCGGGACCACCACGAGACCGTTCGCGGGCATCACCGCCCGCCCTTAGTTCGGGAGCCCTACATGTCCGATCAGCCGCCGCAGCCGGACCTCGACGAGGCGCCCGGCTGGGCCGTGCT